AACAAAAGCTAGTACATATGTAGCAGGAATTTCAGGTAAAGATTATCTTAATGAAAATGATTTCAAAAAAATAGGAGTAAATTTATACCACCACGAATACATTCAAAAAGAATACAGGCAATACAATGAAACTTTCACTCCTTATTTATCTGTATTGGATTTGTTGATGCATAAAGGAGAAGATTCAAAAAACCTATTAAACAATAAATTAATGATATGAAGATTAAAAACTATAGTATAACAGAATTAAAAAAAGCAGAGTATAACCCTCGACAATTAAAAAAAGAACAATATCTCCAGATAAAAAATAGTATAGAACAGTTTGGCTTTGTAGAACCAATAGTTGTAAATACATACAAGGGAAGAGAGGGTGTAATAATTGGAGGACATCAAAGATATAGAATAGCAAAAGATCTAGGTTTTAAAGAAATACCTTGTGTTGAATTGAATGTAGACATAGAACAAGAGAAGGAAATCAATATTAGATTAAATAAAAACACAGGTGAATTTGATTTTGATTTACTAGCAAACAATTTTGAAAGAGATTTTCTGTTAAACATAGGATTTAAAGAAGGGGAGTTAGGAATGTTCTTGGATGATTATGAAGAAGAATTCTATGGAATAGATGATACAAAAGCAGAGATGCCAGTTATACCAAAGTTCTCTGAAAAATACGATTGTGTTATAATTACAAGTGACAATGAAATAGATACGACTTATCTGGAAACCATTTTAGAAATAGAACAGGCTAAGAGTTATAAAAATGAGCATATGGGTAAAGCTATGGTAATTAATGTAAAAGACTTTCAGAAACTATGGGCATCAAAATAGAAATTATAATTCCATCACATAAAAGAGCAGGAAGGATACCAACCCTTAAAGCTATAGATAACGCAAAATTATGTGTTCCTAATGAACAAAAGCAAGAGTATGTGGACAAACATCCAGACACAGAAATAATAGCACACCCTGACGATATAAAAGGACTCACAGCTAAAAGACAATGGATCTACGAAAATCATCCTAATGTATTTATGATAGACGATGACATTAAAAACTTTATGAGACTTTATACAGAAAAAGGAGAAGATGCTAAAATGTCTTCAAGTGAGGCTTATGAATTAGTACAATGGATAGGAAATGTAGCAAAGATAATGGGATGTTACCTTTTTGGACTTAATAAAAATCCTAGTCCTAATCAGTATATGGAATATAAACCTTTAAAACGTAGTGGTTATGTTGGTGGTACTATTGGAATGTTAGAAGGATCTAAATTGTATTATGATACAGATATGCAAGTAGTTGAAGACTACCAGATTTGTGCTTTGAATGCATACTACCATAGGCACAGTTTTATAGATACAAGATTCTCAGTAGTTGGAACTGATACATTCGGTAACTTAGGCGGTTGTTCTAGTTATAGGACCAAAGAAATAGAAAAAGCAGATACTCTAATGCTTAGAAAAAAATACGGAGAGATTATTGATCTTAAAAAAGATACAGCAGCAGCTAAAAGAAAGCACGAGTTTATGCGGACTTTAAAAATTCCTTTTTGATATTCTAAATAAAATTAGTACATTTGTGTAAACTTAAAAACAATTTAATTATGTCTTACACAATGCTTACTGATAAAGGTTATGATTTCTTCGAAGTGTCATCTTCCTTTCAAAAATCAATTCGTAGATGCCTAGAGGATGAATCCTTGTATTGGGCTATAGAATTATACAATTCAAACTATGCTGAATATGTATGGAAACGTATGTTGATTATATCTTCAGAGGATGTTGGACTTGCTGAACCACAAATGGCAGGTCAAATATTTTCCTTGTATCAAATTTATACAAAACTTTCAAAAAAACAGGAAAAGTCAAAACCTGAAAAACTACAATTCACACAGGCAGTCGTTATGTTAGCTAGATGTAAAAAATCTCGTTATATTGATATGATATTGTGTGAAAAATTTATGAATCACAAAAATGTACATCTCGAAATACCTGAATGGGCATATGATATGCACACCAGAAAAGGTAGAAAGCTTGGTAGATCAGGAAAAAATGGTATTACTCATTTTTACGAATCTTCTGCAAAAATCAACAACAATGGTAATGTAGATGGTGAACTTGAATTACTAGAATCAGTAATCAAAACCGAAATGGACGAATTCAAACCCAAAACCCCAACTAATTTATTTGACGATGACTCTAATTAGCACAGAACAAGAAAGAACCATAGACAAGAAAAAACAATTTCTGGAGAATTTTATGGGTAGTTTAGCAAACGTTTCGTTTTGCTGTAAAAAAATAGGAATAAGTAGGCAGACTTTCTATTCTTGGAGGGATAGTGATCCAGAATTTAAGGTAGAAATATCCAATGCAAGAGAGGAACTGTTAGACTTTGCAGAATCAGTACTATTTAAAAAGGTAAGGGAAGGACATACTGCAGAACTTATATTCTTTTTGAAAACGAAAGGTAAGAGCAGAGGGTATATAGAACGACAAGAAATAACAGGAGATCAAATAACACCCTTGTTCGAAGTTAAAATTATTGATAATGTTTTAGATGTAACTCCTATTGAAAGCGAAACTGATACACACCAATAAGGTATTTAGGTCTCTAGTAAACGATCGAAATAAAATTATAGTCCATCAAGGTGGCACAAGATCAGGTAAAACTTATAACATTTTGCTATGGATTATATTTGCCTATTGTGAGCAGAATGAAAACAAAACAATAACAGTAGTTAGAAAATCATTCCCTGCAGTAAGAGGTACAGTAATGCGAGACTTCTTTACAATCCTAAACAGCTATTCATTATATGACGAGGAATTGCATCTCAAGACAGAATCAGCATATAAATTGAATGGTAACTTTGTAGAGTTTATTAGTTTAGATCAGCCACAAAAAATCAGGGGTAGAAAGAGAGACTTGTTATTTATCAATGAAGCAAATGAATTAAACTTTGAAGATTGGCAGCAATTAATATTTAGAACCTCTGAACAGATTGTTCTGGATTATAACCCAAGTGATGAATTCCATTGGATATATGATAAGGTTTTAACTAGAAAAGATTGTTCCTTCTATCAAACGACCTATAAGGATAACCACTTCCTACCACAGCAGATAGTTGATGAAATAGAATTACTAAAAGATACAGATCAAAATTACTGGAACATATATGGTCTAGGATTAAGGGGGCAAAGCAGAAGTTTAATTTTTGAATTTCAAACTTGTTACAATATACCAAGTACAGCTAAGTTAGTTTCTAGAGGATTAGACTTTGGTTTTACAAATGATCCGACAGCAATGGTAGCAACATATATAGATGGAGTTAATATGTATGTTGAAGAGTTAATTTATAGTACAGGATTAACAAATCAGGATATATCAAAAGAATTCGACAAATTAAACCTAGATAGAAGAGATGAAATATTCGCAGACTCAGCAGAACCAAAAAGTATAGAAGAAATCCATAGAATGGGGTGGAATATCAAACCAACTAAAAAAGGAGAGATAAATTTAGGCCTAGATATGTTAAGAAGGTATAATATTTTCGTAAAGAACACAAGTACTAACGTTATAAAGGAGATGAGATCATACAAATACTTAGAAGATAAGAATGGTGACTTAACAAATAAGCCTGAAGATAAAAACAATCATTCGTGTGATGCACTGAGGTACAGCATATTAAACAAACTTATGCGACCAAACTACGGTAAATATGCAGTCAGATAAATCTTACAAACTTGACACAATACCCTAGTTTAGAATATCTCTAGTTAATTATTTGCATAACTACAATAAACCTTGTACGTTCAATAAAACAAATAAATAATATGACACAGACATTTGAAATACTCGGATACCATTTAGAATTGTTTAACCGTCTTGGTAAATATATTGGACACGTTAGAATGGACACTCCAGATCGTAATGAATCTGACTTTGGCTATGGTGGTCGAAGAACTGAATATGTTCAGGCAGAAGCAACAAAAACTAGCAAGAAATTTAATGTAGATGATTACTTCATAACGGAATGTATTCCAATATGCGGTAAGGTAATTGGTGATACCCTAGATGACAGGATACAGGTGATCAAAAAATCTTACCAAGCAATAAGCCATTACGGAAAATAATTATTAATAAATTTGGATAACTCCAAAACATTCTGTACGTTTATTCTATAATTAAAAACAAACAAAATGAAAAAATACACTATTAATTGCTCTTATTACAAAAAATCTTTTGATACTATTATCGAATTGGTTGAAGACATTATCGAATCAGGGATGGATACCGATTACGAAATTATAGAAAACGGTGAAAAAACTGGAGAAGTAATACATAACCTTATAACACTTTAAAAAATGAAATATATTTGTTATTTAGAACGAGCAGAAAATGAAATGAACGAACGAAGCCTTTGGGCTAAAGATAATGTTAGTCTTAAAGGAACGAAAGAATGGCAGGATAATCTTGAAGAATTGATATCTCTGTACGAATTAGTTAACGATTTATAAAACCAAAAACAATGGACAAGTACAAACAAAACTTAAATGTAATAGGTGACAAGGTGTATTCATATAATACCCACGTTGCAACAATAAATGGAACACAACTGATCCAATTGGGTTGGTGGAGTGTTACAACTCAGAAACACATTAACTATGTGGCTCAGGAATTGAATTTGACTTTAATTAAAAATAATAGTACGTTTGATAAAAACTTAGAAAAATACAGAGACTTTATTTAACCAAAAATTGAATATGAAAACAAGGAAAAATAGCAGAGTAGAAACAAGAATACTTAAAGCAATGTTTAGCTATAAGAACATAGCAATATCAACAGCTTGGGTTTTGACAGCATATGGATCAATGTATGCTTGGATGTGGATGATAACCTTAATATTTAAGTAAGATGGATACAAAACACAACGGTTGGACTAACTATGCAACTTGGAGAATCAATTTAGAAATGATTAGTGATCAGGAAATTCACTTGAATGAAGATTATGCAGATGAATGTAAAAATGGAGACACTTACAAACTTTCATTAGCTATGCAAGAGTATGTTTTAGAAAATTTATATACTGAAAACCAGTTGACCTATGATTATGCTTGTGCTTTTGTTGCAGAAGTTAATTTCTATGAAATAGCTGAACATATTATATCTGACTACGAAACATCACATTGTGATAATTGTAATGATCCTTTAGATTATAATACTTCAGTTGGTGCATATTGCACAGAAGATTGTAAGAAAGAAGATGAGGTTTTATCCACCTTTGAAAAAGGATAGTTTTATTTTGATAGTTTTTAGTTAAGGAGGGTGGTTGAAAGACTGCCCTTTTTTTATAAATTTGTTTTAAATAACGTTATAATAATATGAAGTTAAATTTGATCATTCCTGAAACACTCGATGATGTTACATTAGAACAGTATGTAAAATTCGAGAAACTCAATACAGAAGACAACAAGAATAGTACATTCATTATGCAAAAACTTGTAGAGATCTTTTGTGGTATAGACCTAGAAATAACTCTGAAGATTAAGTACAATGATCTTGTAAAAATAACAGAGAAAATAAATAAAGTAATAAACAGCAATGCTCCTCATACCCCTAGATTTACTTTAAATGGTGTACAATATGGTTTTGTGCCTAATTTAGATGATATCACTCTCGGTGAATACATAGATCTAGATAATTATTTAACCTCTTGGGAAACGATGGATAAGGCATTAAGTGTACTATATAGACCGATTACTGTTGACAAAGGAGATAGATATCTCATAGAAGAATATGATGGAAGCAAATACTCAGATGCAATGTCGAAGTCTCCATTAAGTGTAGCTGTTGGAGCAATGGTTTTTTTTTGGAATTTAAACAAGGAATTATTGAATCATACCCTGAACTATTTACAGAAGGAGACAGCAGACAATCTAACTTTGGAGGAGTTGAAAGCTTTGGACTTAAATGGGGTTGGTATCAGTCAGTCTATGCACTCGCTGCAGGAAATATTGAAAGACTTGAACATATCACAAAGCTTGGAGCAATAGAATGTTTGACAATGTTAACCTTTATGAAAGAGAAAAACGAAATAGAAGCTAAACAAATTAAAAGAAATCAGTAATGAGCCAACAAGGAACAAGATCGTTCTACCAAATAACAGATACGATAAAAACCCAACTACTGGAGGACCCAAATTGTAACACAGTTACGTTCGGTAATATAACCGATATAGATTTAAGTAAGCAAACTATTTTTCCACTATCACACGTAATGGTAAACAACGTTACCTTCTTAGAAAATGTAGTTAGTTTTAACATAAGTGTTCTCTCTATGGACTCAGTTGATCAGAGTAAACAAGAAACAGTAGATCAATTTGCAGGAAACAACAATATGCAGGATGTATTGAATACACAGTTAGAAGTACAGAACAGACTATTTATTGAAATGAAGCGTGGTAATTTATACTCAAGCAGCTACCAAATTACAAGTACTCCAACTTGTGAACCA